CAACTTGGTTATTTCTTGATAGTCCTTATTTGTGTTGGAGAGCGTACCACACAACAGGACATCTTTCTTACAACAGTATTCCGACTGGGATTGTTTTTGGTTATCTTAAGACTTTACTTGATTTACAGGATAATTTTGTTACAACAAAATTAGTTCATTGTTTTGATAAAGGTCCGTCTAAACGTATTGAATTGTATCCAGAGTATAAGGGAAATAGAAAACACAAGAGTAATGATTTATCTGAAGATGAGATAATGAAATTGAAGGCTGTAAAAAATCAAATCATAAAACTGAGGAAGGAATATCTTCCTGAAATTGGTGCTAAGAATGTGTTTTCTCAGTATGGATTTGAAGCTGATGATGTAATAGCTAGTCTTTGTAATGGATTACCTGAAGGACACGAAGCAGTCATTGTGAGTGAAGATCACGATCTTTATCAATTATTAAATTCAAAAATTAGGATTTACTCACCAAGAAGTAAGAAGATAATAAGTGAAGAGTCTTTTAAAAGAGAATGGGGTATAAACCCATCTGAATGGGTAATGGTTAAAGCGTTAGCAGGATGTAGTTCAGACCATATAAAGGGAATAAAGGGAGTTGGAGAGAAGACTGCTGTCAAACATCTTAGAAATGAATTGAAACAATCTTCTAAAGTGTATAGTAAAATATTGACAGAATATTCTATAACAGAGAGAAATTTACCGTTGGTTCGTTTGCCATTTCCTGGCACCAAGGATTTTGTTTTGGTTGAAGATAGATTGAGCCAAAGCGGTTGGGAATCTTTATCCGATAGATTAGGGTTGAAGTCTTTGGGTTCTTTGAGAAGATTGTTACCTTTTAACACTAAGTATGCGGAGTGATTAATGTCAAATAACATTGTTAGAGCAAGAGTTGGTATTGAAGGTACAAGAACTCTGTTACAACATCAGTTTGGACCAGATTCAATGCCATTGGAAAAACAAGAAAGAACGGGAGTTGCCGGCAACGACCCTCAAGAATGGAAAAAATCTTGTATGGTAAATTCTGATGGACAATTGTATTTACCAGGAACGTATATATTTTCATGTTTGAAAAATGGTTCTAAGAGAACTAAAAAGGGGAAAGGTTCTGTCCAATCAGATTTAGTTGCAACTCTTCAAGTTGAAGAGGATATAGTATTGTTGAATCGGTTTAAGCCAAATAATAATGAATTACAATTTCATCAGAGATTGGTTCCAGAAGATGAATCTGTTGACGTTTTTATTTATGTTACAAGTGTTAGGAATCCTGCTACTAGAGGTAGAAATGTACGTTATAGATTGGCCACTAGACCTGGTTGGAAATGTGAATTTACTTTATCTTGGGATAAAACAGTTGTTCCAAGAGAAACAATGAAAGCTATTTTGAGGGATTCTGGCACTTTTGGTGGATTGGGGGATGGAATCACTATCGGGTGTGGTAGATTTGATGTGATTAGCTATGTTGAATTAACAGAAAAAGAAGTTCAGAACGAAGTTTTGGAAAAGATGGAAAAAGTTAGTAAAATGCAACCAATCTGAAGTTGCTGGGTAATTACGGTCTGGCCCGGTGAGGAGTGGTGTGGTATTGGTGGGGTGGGGTGAGGACAGGTGCGGTAAGATAAGATAAGATAAGGTAAGGGTTTTTTTTGATGCCTAAGAAGAGACTACCAAAAGAGTTATGGGACCCATTAAGAGAGAAAGTTTGGATACGGGATGAAAAGAAGTGTGTTCGGTGTGAGAAGGAACTCAAGATAAATGAATTCCACTGTGATCATATTAAAAGTGGGAAGTTTGGCAGTAATGCTGAATCAAACCTGAGAACATTGTGTAGAAGATGTCATGTTCTTAGATATGATTTTAGACATGGAGGAATGATAGCTAGTGCTTTACGAGATGGAATTATTCCGTATAATTGGAGAGAGTTAGTTTGGGAAGATGAGGAATTATGAGGTGAGGTAAGTTATGTTGAGGCCGGGTGAGGTGGGGATGGGTGAGGTACTGTAGGGTTTGATAGGGTGTTAGGTGGGTAAATTATTTACCCACCTACCTTTTAACACTAACATGTAGGAGATTAGTATGAAGTTTTTTCCAGCTCCAGATGTAAAAGAAATCGCGGATGAGTTGATTCCTAAGAATCACCGCCATTTGGTTGGTGTTCGTATGGACTTTTTGTTCAGCGAAACAACACCCAAGCGTGGCGGTAAGGATGTTTGGGGCACTATGAGAAAGGTATCTAGTCTGGCTGCTTACCTAGGAGCAGATAAGACTGATCAAGAACGTGGAGTAAATGATCCATTCTTTGTAATGACAATTTCTCAGCCAATTTGGGATGAATTGGAAGAAAAAGATAGAATTGCATTAGTTGATCATGAACTTTGTCATGCTGCTGTGGAACTTGATGACCAAGGTGATTCTATTCTTGGTACAAAAAGTCACGATGTAGAGGAATTTTCTGAAATCATTGAAAGACATGGTTTATGGAGAAAGTCTGTACAGGAGTTTGTGGAAGCAGCAGTTAAGAATAAGGAAAGTAAGAAGAAGGCTAAGGAGGAAAATGGCACTGCTGAAAAGCAAGATAATTGAGGTGATTGATGGCTAAGGGCGGAGCCTATGAAAGAGAATTATGTAAGATAATATCTCTTTGGTGGTCTAACAATGAGCACGACGACCTGTTCTGGAGAACATCTGGATCAGGTGGTCGTGCCACAGTTAGAGGTAGAAAAGGCAAAACCACCAGAAACCATTGTGGAGATATCTGTAATACAGATGCAATTGGTGAGCCATTAATTAAAACTATTACTTTTGAAAGTAAACGAGGGTATTCGAGAGACACAATTGCTGATTTAATGGATTGTCCCAAAAATAGCGCACTTCAGACCTATGAAGATTGGTTTGAGCAAGCAGAAACAAGTAGAAAGAATTCTGGTTCTTATGCTTGGTTGATAATTGCTAGAAGAGATAGAAGAGAGCCTTTGGTATATATGCCAAGTTATTTGTGGACAGCGTTAAGAGAGGCAGGAGCTCTTAAAAAAGCACTTCCATTACCATTGTTGTCTCTGACAACTAATTTAAGAAGTAGCGACGGAACAATTAAGGAAGAGACTATTATAGGAATTCACTTCAATAAGTTTTTGGAGGATACTGAACCCAAGCATATATTACAGTTAAGGAATAATTTACAGGATCATCAATTGGTTAAGTCATTATCCTAACGAGGAGTGTGTGACAATGTTGTCAGTAAATGTAACTAATCCTGTGGTGTTTCCAAAATCAAGGATTAAAGGAAAAGTCAGATATTTATCTGAAGACGATTTCAATAGAGTGTTAGAAATTGACAAAGCTTGTTTTAACCCACCAATTGAAACGACAGATATAAAAGAGCATATTGAAAAGAGAAATGGAATTGGTAAGGTATTGGAAGTTGATGGTGTTATTGTTGGTTTTCATTTTTATCAGTTGGAAAATAACAAAATTCAAATATTGAGGTTGGCAGTTGATCCAAAGTATCGTCGAAAAGGATATGCAAGTAAAATGGTAAGAGAGGCGTATAGAAAACTTTCTTTAAAGAGAAACATTCTATGTTGTACAGTATCTGAGTACGCAGACGGAGCTATTTTGTTTTTCAAAAAGATGGGATTTATAGCTACTTCTGTTAGTAGAAATGCTGTAGCAGATAATAGTGATGGTTATTGTTTTAGATTGGTGTTGGCTGAATCAAAATAGATTATTTTAAGTAAGGGTCAATTTGTTTCTGAATCCTTCAATACAAATATGTGTAATAAGTGCTGGAAGACCAGAGAATGTATCTACGGTACAAGCACAGTTTAGAAATTGCATTTGGTATATACCTGATGATCAACATTTGATGTATGCCCAGGCTGGGGCAAGTAATATTGTGGGAGTTGTTGGACAACTCCCAATGAAGTGGATTCAGTTAAACAAAGCATTAGATGATTGGTTACATCGGGTGGATATAGTTGCAACAGTTGATGACGATATACAAAAGTGCATTGATGTATCTTTTAAAAGAGATATTGTTCCACAATTAGTAGTTGAAAATATTGCTAAGGAGTTATTCAACTCCCCATTTTATCTGGGAGGTCCGTATAGCGGGGGTAATACTCTATTTGCTGGAAACAAAGTTAGAATTTCTGGTATGGTTCCAGGAGCAATGCAATTACATCGGAATAATGAATTACGTTTTTCTAATATGGGAAAATGTTGGTTAGAAGATGTCGATTATTGTATTCAACACCATATCAAACATCATGGTGTAATATCTCATGGTGGGTATTGTTTAGTAAATAAGTTTAAAAACAATGCTGGTGGGTATCAAACTGTTAGGACTCAAGAGAGAAGAAAAGAAACTGTTGATTTTATGAATAGTAAATGGAAGTCTACTAAATGCGTAGATGTATGTATTGCTGATGTTAAAGCCAAAACAGAGTTTGATATCAAAATTAAATGGAAGAAGTTATCAGAAATTGGTCAATAAATGATTGCGAATATAGACCCAGATAGTTGGACTTGGGGAGCTGAGCATGAATTTGCTGATTGGGATTCTAAGAAGGAACTCCCTACAGGTTTTGGGAGATCCAAATTTGATAATACTATGGTTAACTCTAATGGTATAGCAGTACAGTTAAGTACTGATATATATCCTTATGGTGGGGAATTCAATACTCCACCAACTTCTACAATCAAAGACCAAATTGCATGTTTGACTACTATTAAACAACGATTTCCAGAATGTCAAGTTAATTACAGAAGTAATCTTCACATCCATATTGGTGTGCATGGGTTAAGAGACGATTTAATAACCATCAAGAAAATATTCAAATATATTTATATGGATAATTATGAGAATGTCCCCAAAGTGTTAAATTGGGTTGATCCTATTCCTAAACCCAAGACATTAGCACAAAAACATAGAATCAAAAGAAACAAGCAAAGTCATCATAGATTGTTAAAAAATAAAAATGTAATTCAAAGAATATACGAACAGCCAACTGCTGAATTATTATTGCGTGGTAAACATGGATTACCTTCTCAACCAAGGGAGGGTATCAATTTAAGACAGTTGTTAGATACAAACACTATTGAATTTAGGCATTTTGCTGGAACACTAGATGAAGAAAAATTGAATGTTTGTATAGAATGGTGTAGGGACTTTTTGATATTTGCAATTAACGATATTCCTATCAAGAAGTTGTGCGAAAAGTACAAGGATAGAATTAATAAATTTCCCAAACTTCCACTACTGGATGATGATATGGAAGTTTTATATCAAGCAACTGCTGCTAAATTGAATCCAGAAGATGTCGTCAGACAAAATATTGATTTGATTTTAAATAACAAGTTTCGCGATTCTAAATCATGGGAAGAATATTCACTTTATTCTAAAGGTCTTAAGACTAGATCATGAATGTATTGTTTGTTTGCCATGGAAATATATGTAGAAGCCCATTGGCCGAAATTATATTATCTAGTTATGTAAAATCTGTTGATGTTTGTAGTAGGGGGTTTTCAGAGCAAGAAAATAGACCAGCTGCTAAAAAGGTTAGAGACTGGGCATTAAATTTGGGTTTTGATTTGAGTTATCACAAATCTCGAAAAATATCGTTGCAAGATATTTCTTGGTCAGATATAATATTATACATGGATAATGGTAATAGAAAGAGGTTATTGGAGATTGGATCGCCATCTAATAGAATGCAATGTCTAGCTGATTATGTTGGTAAGAATAGGATTCCTGATCCCAATTTTATGAATAAAAGTTCTAAAGAGTTTGATGAAACATTATATTTAATTTTAAATGCTGTCAAAGTTCTGTCATCTACAATAGTGGAGAAAACTAATGAGTGAAGTTACTATCAAAGATCGGGTTGTCAAGTTGGTTAAAGTTAGAGCAAGTTCTCTGGTGCCAAACTCTTGGAATTTTAGAGGACACCCAGAAAAGCAAAAGCAATTATTGAGAGAGGTTTTAGGCGAAGTTGGTATGGCAGGTGCTGTAATTGGCAGACAGCTTGAAGATGGTCGTTATGCATTGATTGATGGACATTTAAGAACTGAGGAGATGGGGGAAAATAAAATTCCTGTACTCGTTGTAGATTTGACTGAAGAAGAAGCTAAGAAGTTATTAGCCGTATATGATCCTCTTGGGGCCATGGCTGATCATGATAAGGATCAGTTTGCTAAGTTGATTAAGGGTATGGGGGTAAAGGGTAAGGAAATGGCCACTTTGTTTACAGAGTTGTCGAAGGGAAGTAAGGTATTAAGTGAAAAAGAGTTAGAGTTAGATATTGAAGATGGATATGGTGATTTGGAGTTGGAGTTAGAAGAGGAATCAGAAGAAAAGAAAGAGTATCAAGTATCTCATGTTAGAATGGTTCAGTTGTATTTGAATACCTCTACTGAAAAACCATTTATGGATGATGTTGTGGCTGTCGGAAAACAGCTAGGTACTGATACATTAACCGATACTGTAGTTAAGGCATTAAGAGTTTTGCGAGAAAGTTATGGAGAAGATTTGACTGAAGAAGTTGAAGATGCTCGTCCACAAGTGGAATTGATGGAAGAAGATGAGTTTGATGAATTTGAGGAACGTAAGAAGAAAGTAAAGAAAACTTCAAAAGTTTAGATATTTTCCTTGGAGCAGAGTACCTTTCATAATACAATAATAGACACAGTTTTATGGTCTATTATTGTATTATGAAAGGTATTTTTTACATGAATGCATTGACAAGTGTGATTAATATTGATGCAGTTAAAAGAATGTTCAAATATGGACATCAATTGTTGGAAACTCTTGATTTAGATCCCGTATATGTAGTATATTGGGAAGCATTTAAGAAAGGAATTTTGAGCAGAGATCAGTTAAATCAATGTATTTGGTGGTATTGTTATGTTTATGATACTGGTTCTGTTTGTGAAATAATAGAAAGTAATGATCAGTATAAATATGTTAAAGAAAGAATAGTTGAAGTTAAGAAAAAAGGAGGACGTAAGTTTTGGGGAAATGATAGAGCAAAGCCAGGAGGAAGTGGTGGCATTAAAGCTATAGAAGGAATACAAAGGTTATTCCCTAAATCTGACCAAATAATTAATACTCTTAGTGGTTGTTGTATGAGTTGCCAAGACATATTCCAAATTATAGGAGATAATAGAAGTCCAAGTAAGTTTAATTCTGTAAATGAATGGACTGTATGGAAGTTTTCAGACATGATTGAAAGATTGGATTTTAAGTCTGGTTTGTTGTTTAATGATGATGATATGTATGAAGAACCCAAAAAAGTTGTTGAAAATTTGTTTGGTTCTTTTTCTAAAGCTATTGAGTATATGACTGAAGAGTTTGGTGAATGTCTAGCTCCTCCAAGATATGAAAGAAAATGTAATCTCCAGGAATTTGAAACTATATGGTGTAAATGTAAGGGAGAGAAGTTAGAGGATAGAAATAAAATTAGGAAAGAATTAAGCGACAAAGGTGAGCTGGCTAAGTCATTGTTATCGTTTGTTCCTAAATAATAGGAGGTGTTTTATGAGTAAACAATTTCCTAATTGTAGTTTTTAAGTTTTGGAATTTGAAATCAAGGTTGTTAATTCAAATTAAGGAGAAGTAAGAAAATATGAAATATGAAACATAATAAATGATAGATATTGGGATTATTGGTTCTGGATTTTGGGGTTTGACCTGTGCTTTGTTTGCTAAAAGATATGGTCTTGAAACCCTATTGATAGATAACCATAAGACAAATTCAGGTTCTAGAAACGCTGCTGGTATAATAACACCTTCTTGGTTTACTGGCACATTTTTTAGTAAGATATCTCCTCATTGGTGGGAGCCTAAATATATTGATTATGGAATAGAACAATTACAGGAGTTAGCTGGAATTGTCAATAGTGGTGAAGACATACTTGTGGCATATGGCAAGGATTATGGCAAAAAGAAAAATAACCCACCAGTTTGGATGTTACCAGATTTAAATAAATATTTGAGATCATTTGAATCCGTTTTGGATTCAGTATTTAAGGTAAATAGGGTATCAGGAGGTTGGGAGATAATAGGAAGGGAAGGTAAAATTACAACTTCCAAAAATGTAATTATTGCTGCTGGAATATGGACTGAAAAACTTCTGTTGAATAGTGGATTAAAGCCAGTTAATGTGGAACCTCTTGGTGGAAGAGCAATTATTTTTGGTCTTGGAGGAAATAGGCAAATTCAAAAACCATTGAGGGTTTTGAGAGGTCCATATAAACATATTACGTTCAGACCGTGGGGTGAAACTTCAATAAGAGTGGGAGACACGGTCGAATTGGTTGAAAATAAAAACAAATTAACTGTGTTGACCGAAGAATGTGATAGTATGTTCCCAGATTCTGGATCTAGAAAAGTGATATTGGGGTATAGGCCAGTCACTGGAAGAATAGTTGTTGAAAAGATAGATGATGGACTGATTGTTGCTACTGGTGCTCATAGAATAGGTTTTGCTCTTTCTCCAATAGTTGCAAAAAGATCTTTACAATTATTAGGTATTGCAATAGGAGATTAATTTTGTTAAAATGCATAGGTATGTCTGGAGTTCCTGCTTCTGGTAAAACTACTGTAATGAGAAAAGTAGTCAAAGAACTTGGCAAAGGCAAGATATGTAAAACAGGAACTCTTGTTTATCAAAGGCATGATAATACTAAAACAATTGTGTTGGGGAGTTATGCAAAGGCTGGTTTTGGTGGAACTGATATATTATCTATGGGGGTACAACCCACTGCCGTAGCAATGATAAATGCTTGGGCATCAGAGGAGAATATGGATGGTTGGAGAATTTTGTTTGAAGGTGATAGATTATTTAATGGGTCGTTTATAGCTGAACTTGAGAAAATTAAGAATTTAGATTGTAAATGGATGATGTTAGAAGCTTCTGATAAAGCACAAGAAGAACGTCATAAGAAGCGCGGTGATACTCAATCTGAAACATGGTTGAAAGGTAGGATTACCAAAGCTAACAAGCTCAAAGAATCTATAAATGGTATTACTGTTTTAAGGAATGAAAATGAGGAGGATATTGAAAATAATGTTGATTGGATACTTAAAGCAGTTGATTTGAGGTAATTATGAAAGAGATTTGGTTAAAAGAAGAAAATTGTCTGAGTGATGAAGAAACTGAAAAGTTCAAGGGAACTTTTTTACCAGAAGGGTCTTGGAATATACTCTGCGATAGTGAAGACACCAAAGTATATAAGCCTGATGGAACAGTGTTATTGATATATTTGAAAAAAGTACTTCCAGCTGATATTTGTAAGAAGGCTTGGCCTTCTTTAAGAGAAGCTTGGTCTCAATCTCAAAATAGGGGAATGGCAGCTGGTATATTACCACCAGATGTTAAACTTGCGCATGGCAATAGAGTTAAACATGCTGTTCCTGAATTCATCACTGGTACAAGAGCTAGACCATTATTGAAAGACGGTGTTACAGTAAGTAACACTAATTATGCACAACAAGTAGATAGTGGTATTATTGGTTTTATGGATCGAAACGCTCGATTTCCATATTGTCGTCAAACTGCATTTACAATGAAACATGTCGAAAAATGGAAAGCAGCTCTTCCTTTTATCAAAAAAATTGACAAAGTGTTTGCTAAATATGCTCCTGAAAGATATGCTGCCCAGAGAGAAATAGTCAATAAGACCTCTCCAGATTTTGTAATTGCTAATACTGTGTTTACTACTGTCACTGTTAACCGTAATTGGCAAACAGCAGTACATAAAGATGCTGGAGATTATAAGCCTGGGTTTGGAGTTCTGTCTGCTCTTTGTGCTGGTAAATTTACTGGTGGGTATTATACATATCCAAAATATAAAGTTGCTGTTGATTTAAGAACTAGAGATGTTATTTTAGCTGATGTCCATGAATGGCACGGAAATTCTCCGATAATAGGAATAGGTGGAGAATATGAACGAATTAGCAATGTTTTTTATTATCGAGATGGTATGTACCATTGTGGAAGAGCAGAAGAAGAATTAGAAAGAGTTAAGAAAAGGAAAATTAGAGGTGGCGATCCTATATATGATGATGATGAAGATGATGGTACAATGACCCCAGTTTAAGAGAACAACAAGGAGGATGTAATGAAAATTGTTGGCCAGATAGGCGGCAGGAGTTCTTCATTTCAAGAGCTCCTGCAATCTTTTTCACAGATGAGTGCCAGAAGTAGAGTGCTTAAAACCATTCAAGAGAGCGGATACTTTACAGATGGTTTTATGTTGACAAGACTTCTTCCTAAAGAACTGGAAGAAATTAATCATGTCCATTATGACATGATGGTTAGTAATTCAGAATATAAAGAATCTCAACCATTGAATATTAAGGAAAAAGCAATTCCGAAGTTATTGAGAACAGAAGCTACTAAGATAATAGTTCCTAAGAAGGCCAAAAGTGAGGAAGAAAGAGTTGTCGCTGTTGAAGGAAACAATATTAGAATTTACTTTTATGAGTCTGTGTTTTTTAGGTTTTTTCATAGGATTTCTCAATTAATGCCAGGAAGACCAATTGAGAGAGACACTTCTTGGTGGCTTGGTAGGAAAAATAGTCCAATAGCTGTTATAGATGAAGGAAGTTTTTATAGGGGCAGGCTTCTTGGTACATTGGCCCAAATACCAATAGAAAGAAAAGAAGACATTGATTTTGGTAAACCCAAACTCAAAAGAGTGTTTAAAAAGAACCTAGGATGGTATTACAAAGAGGTAGGAGAATAAAATGAAAGTATTAAAAGCTACTGTAGTAAAAGCATTGGATGCAGTTCAGCCTGGTTTGTCTAAGAAAGAAGAAGCTGAACAATCAGATTGTTTTGGATTTGAAGATGGAGAAGTAATCACCTATAATGGTGGAATCTCTGTTAGAATTAAAAGTGGATTACCTGATGATTTGTTAGGGGCGATCAAAGCCAAAGAACTGTCTGAGCATTTTAGAAGAATTAAAGCTGATAAAGATGGAATGGTAGACATTACTGATGAAGGTGATATTTTCCTCTTGAAAGGATTAGGAGAAAGAGTCAAATTTGTTAAGGAAAAGAAATTTAAGTTACCAGTGAGAGATGTAGAAAGACCTGAGAAATGGAATAAACTGCCCGATGATTTTATTGAGGGTATAGAAAAGGTCCAAGAGTGTGCTGGTACAAACGAAGCTGAGTTTACCACGGTGTGTGTTCATATCGCTCCTAATTGGGTAGAAGCGTTTGATAATTTTCAGATGTGTCGATTTAGTTTGGAGACTGGTTTTGAAAATGACACGATTGTTAAAAGAGAATACATTAAACACATTTTGGGATCAAAGGTAACTGAATTTGCCGAGACAGAAAGATGGATTCATTTTAGAAATGAAAAAGGATTGGAGATATCTTGCCTCAAAGCTATTGGTGAGTATCTTGATATTACTGAGTTTTTGGAAGGTGAAGCAGAGTGGTCAAAACTCACTATCCCAGAAGGATTGGGAGATAAAGTAGCATCTGCTTCTATATCTTCTGCAAGTTCAGAGTTTAATCAAGTTAAGGTTGTGTTAGATGGTGAGAAACATAGAGTATATGTTATAGGTTTAGGTGCTGCTTCAGAATATAAGGGTTGGAAAGATATTGATTATAGTGGTAAGCAGCTTTCTTTTATGGTTAGTCCTAGGTTGTTGTCTGATATTACAAAGCAATATGACAAGTGTCAGATCACAGATGGCAGATTAAAGGTAAGTGGGGAAAACTTCACTTACTGTACTTGTTTATCTAGAGTAGTTGAAAAAGATTTGGATGATACTGAAAAGAAACCCAAGAAGAAAAAAGTTAAAAAAGGAGAATTAAGTGGAAGTGCAGTATAAAACGACAGTAATTTATGATAAAACGTTTGCTGGAAAGGATACAGAAAGATATAAATTTAAACATTTTAACCCGATAAATCAGAGATGTTGTCAGATTATGACAGATTATTGGAATAGCGGGTTTGTTGCATTATCAAAACATGGACATGATGGCTCAAAACCAGTTGTCCAATTAGAGTGGAAAGAACCGGATTACGATGACATCACAAATTGTGAAGAAAGTATAAATTTTTGTCCATGGTGTGGCGAAAAGATAGAGTTAAAAGAAATAGAGAGAGTTAAAGAAGTTAAAAGTGTAACTAAAGTTACTAAAGTAGTAGAGCAAGAAATTGTTGATATCAAATACGAGAAAATATAAGAATGGGTGGATTTTTTTCATCAGCAGAATTACAGTTAGTTAAACAACCTCAAATAACAGTTCCTAGATGTGGTAGTTGTGGATTAGACAAGTTATGCAATTCTCCAAAAATAAAGACTATAGGAAGGGGTAAGCGTAAGGTTTTAATAGTCGGGGAGGCTCCTGGCAAAGATGAGGACAATGAGGGAGCTCCTTTTGTAGGAATATCCGGGCAATATCTTAGAAACGCTTTGGTAGAAATTGGTATTGATCCAGAAGGTGATTGTTGGATTACTAATGCGGTAATTTGCCGTCCTCATACTGACAAAGATAAAAATAGAACTCCTACGGATAAGGAAGTTCAATATTGTCGTCCAAATTTGTTTAATGATATTGCTAGGTTACAACCAAATGTTGTGATTGTGTTAGGAGCTGTTGCTGTACAGAGTTTGATTGGTGGAATATGGAAAGAGGAAGCAAGTGAGGCTATAGGTAAGTGGGTTGGTTGGCAAATTCCCAATCATAAACCCAATATGTGGATTTGTCCTTCCTGGCATCCTTCCTATCTTCTTCGCTCTAATGGTGATCCAGTTTTAGCAAGATGTTTTAAACAACACTTGGAAAATGCGTTTACATTAAAAGAAAAGCCATGGAAGGAATCACCGCCTGATTACAAAAAAAAGGTTAAGGTGGTAGTTGAACCAGAGAAAGCTGCGGAAATAATATATGAGATAATCCGTAAGAAACCCAAACTTGCAGCTTTTGATTATGAAACTACAACTCTTAAACCAGATGGTCCTAAGTCTGAAATTGATTGCTGTTCTATAAGTGATGGGGAAATAACTGTTGCATATCCTTGGTATGGCCCAACGATAAAAGCTACAGAGGAGTTTTTGTTTGACAAAGAAATTGGCAAAATCGCTGCTAATATGAAGTTCGAGTCTAGATGGACTATGAAGCAGTTTGGAAAAAAGATTAGAAATTTAGTTTGGGACACGATGATAGCAGCTCACGTGTTAGATAATAGAAGTGGTATATGTGGATTGAAGTTTCAAAGTTATGTATTGCTAGGTCAACCTTCTTATGATGATCACATTTCTCCATTTTTAAGATCAGTTAAGCAAGGTTGTAACGAAGTTAACAGGGTTAAAGAAATTGGATTGAAACAGAGATTGTTGTATTGTGGGTTGGATAGCTTATTGGAGATTACAATAGCTAGGATTCAAATGAAGAAGATGGGCATATCTTATGAATAAAATCAATAAGTTTTTTCAAAAGTTATATTTGTATTGTTTGTATATTGGGTTGTTTGGGATCGTTTTGATTGTTGGTGGTTTTTTATTTTGTAATCCATTATATCAAATAGGATTTGGTTGCTTGGTAATAGGGATGATGGCTGCTTTTCTTAAAGTAGCACTTAAGAATTTGGGAGATAAATAAATGTATTCAAATGATTATGATTACAATGTGTATTCATATCCTGAGAAATCAGGATTGAAATTGATTGACGCATTAGATGAAACAGGATTAAGTTACGAATTCAATACATTAATTGCATTGAAACATAATGAGTCAAATAGAATTTATTGGTCTCAAGATAGCGGATGTAGTTGCCCAATTCCATTTGAAAATGAGTATTTTAAAGATCCAGATAATACTTCTTTGCTAGAACTGAGATCTTATGATTCAGTAGAAGCATTTAAAAGAGATGTTGAAAACTTCCCAGTGACAAGACATGAAAAAGATGAATTTATAAGGAATGTATTAAATGAACTCAGATTTAATTAATGGATTATTCGAGGTTGGTGGAGCAATTTTTCTTTCTATGAACTGTCGTCAAATATACAAAGATAAGTGCACGAGAGGTATTTCTCCACTTCCATTTATTTTTTATACCTCTTGGGGATATTGGAACCTTTTTTATTACCCCAATATCAATCAATGGTATAGTTTTTATGGTGGTATAGGAGTAGTTGCTGTAAACACTGTTTATCTCTTTCAACTTTGGTGGTATAGAGGGAAGTAAATGACTGAGAAGGAAAAAGAAGAATTGGTGTTGGAAACAATTGATTTGTGTATTGGATTAGAAGGTTCTGCATCATTTGATATGATGAAAAAGATACAACCAAAATTAGTACCAACACCAGAATTTCATCCTTGGGTTGTATCCACATTAATGAAATTATTAGATACTAAAGTGTTAGAATGGGCTTCTTTAGGTGGATTGAAACGGAAAAGCAAATAATGTCCAAGATAACATTTTACTATCAGTGTTATTTGGAAAAGAGTATTGATGTTGGTTTTGTATCTCAGATGAGTTTTATACCAGAAGAATTTGCCAAAAAAGGAATGTTGTTGAAATTAAAAGAAGATGATGGAAGTTGGAATAATGGTTGGAGAGTTAGAGAGGTTTATGGAGAAGGAGTGACATGGGAAGAACTGAAACTTAGAGAGTGGAGATTAGGAGATTTAAATTGAAAATCACTTCTTATGAAAGAATTCCAGTATTAGATCATGGCTATGTTGAGTTAATTGAGAGTTGGGGATCTGATGAAAGGATAATTGAAGCTGCCCGTATGAGTACCGACAAGGGGTTTCTCGGTTGGGGTCCCAAGTATGTTTGCGATAAATGTCGTGTTGAAGGCGTAGAAGGGTTGGAAACATGTATTGAAGGTTCGTGTTTGGGAACTGTGAAGCGGGTAGAAGGAGATGAAAAACTTCTCAAGTATTTGTATGAACACAAACATGCCACCCCATTTGAAATGGCAGGAGCAGTATTTGAAATACAAGCTCCCATCATGGTCTTCAGAGAATGGCATCGACATAGAACTCAGAGTTACTCAGAACTTTCGGCTAGGTATACTTCACTTCCTAATGTTAATTATGTTCCTACTGTTGAACGATTGATGTTAAATAGTAAGACAAATAAACAGGCAGGAACTATTAAAGGCGCTGATGAATTGACTGAGGAAGGCGCGCGAGCTTATATTTGGGATTTGGAATGTGAATATAAGGATCAAGAAGAGTTTTATCAGAGATCATTAAAGATGGGTGTTCCCAAAGAACTAGCCAGAGTTCATATTGGTGTTGGACGATATAGTAGAATGAGAGCGCAGGCTAATTTGAGAAATTGGTTAGCATTTTTGACTTTAAGAATGGCTCCAGATGCCCAATGGGAAATTCGTCAATACGCAAATATAGTAGGGGAACAGCTTTCCAAACTATATCCAAGAACGTGGGAATTATTTAGTAGCGGAAGATCAAAGTGAATATTAAAATGGTGGATTCTTAAAAATCAGATAAAAGAACAAATGTTGGGAAGATAATATTTAAGAGGAGGTTATTGACGTATTTTAGTAGGTTGGTTGAAATTCATGTACAACGATGTTAAGAAATTTTAGGATTAGGAGATTTGAATATGTTGATACTTACGAGGTATGTAGGTGAGAAGATTATGATTGGTGATGATTTGGCAATTGAGGTTGTAGACGCAACTCCAAGTCGTGGATCTATGTTGGTTAAGTTAGGATTGTCTGCCCCTACTTGTCCATTAGATATAATGTCCAAAATAACTACTCCAATTTATTCTGGAGAGAGACTTTATTTTGGTAAAGATATTTTTGTTGAAGTAGTAGACGCATATCCATATAGAAATAGAATCCAAATCAGACTTGGTATAGAAGCTCCAAGAACTGTCACGGTTCATCGTCAAGAAATTTGGGACAAAGTTAAGAATGGAGAGGCAAATGAAGCAACTCAGCCAAGTAGCGCTAAGTAATTTACGAAACAAAGCTATTGTATCTAAGAAGAGCGATCTCCAAAAGGTTGAATCTTTTTATACCATTCCATCTAATCCCAAAATTAGAGAGTTATTAGCTCGTTTGGTAATGCAGGAAGCATTAGAAACAGTTAATGCTTTTGGATTTCACCCTCAATCATTAGATGATAGGGAGAATTTTGTTTTAACTCCAATTGAAAAAGAGTTAGACATTTATGAAATTATTGATGGATGTTGCGATGTAGATTATGTTGTTAGAGGAGCTCTAGTTGCTATGGGTGTTCCTGATGAACCTCATATCAATGAAGTTTGCAGAGCAAATGATGAAAAGTTTCCAAATGGTGAAGCTATTTTAAATGAAGTTGGGAAGTACCAGAAACCACCAGGATGGAAACCCCCAGATCATGAGAAAGTTAAGAACTCTGTCAATAAGATTGATCTCTTGGAGTTTTCAAATAAGTTACTTGGCAAAGAAAAGTTTACAATGTTTCTTACCAAGCCGTTTTCTCAATGGGCTTTTATAGGATTTGAAATAGATGGAGTTTGGTATAACACTGCTGAGCAGTGGATGATGGTTTGTAAAGCAAGTCATTTTGGTGATGAAGAATCTTTAAAGAAGATTATGGAAGCTGATCATCCTGGAGAACAAAAGAGACTAGGAAGATTAGTGAAAAACTTTAATAAAGAAGAATGGGAAAAGTATGCTAGGGATTACGTGACAATTGGAAATCTTGCCAAGTATTCACAAAATTCTGAAGCAAGAGAAGCTTTGTTTGCTACTGCTGGTACAACATTAGTTGAAACAAATCCTAATGATTCTATTTGGGGTATTGGATTATCTTCTGATGATCCAGAAGCTTGGGATAGAAATACTTGGAAGGGATTAAATTGGTTAGGTGAGGTATTAACTTATGTTAGGGATTTTTTGATGGAAAAGGAACGAGAAGGTAAATTAGAAGAATTAACCGAGCAAATTAGATTGGGTGAATATGAAACGAGGGGTTTCTTCTCCGGAAGCGTATAAGTTATTTCATGATGGCATAATTGTTCTTTCCGAAATTGAAGCAAATGGAATAAAAATAGACACAGAACTGCTGAAAAGCACTATAAAGGCAACAGCAGATAAAGTTAAGGAAATAAAAGAAGAGTTACAGACATCTGAAGTTTGGAAAGTTTGGAAAGAACATTATGCAGACAAAGCTAATATAGGCAGTGGTCAACAATTAGCACATGTGTTGTTTGACATAATGAAGATCAAGCCAGTTGTTTTTACAGAAAAAGGAAGTTTATCTGATTTAGGTTTTGGGAAGATATCTGATGGTTTATATTATAAACCAAGCACATCAGAAAAAGCATTACAGGATATAGACCACCCTTTCGTTCGAAGATTGTTTGATATGAAAGGGTATGAAAAGGTTGGTGGAACATTTCTAAAAGGAATTAAGAGAGAGTTGGTGGATGGGTTTATACATCCATTCTTCGACTTGCATACGGCCAGAACGTTTAGATCTTCATCCAAATTCCCTAATTTCCAAAACATACCTAAACGTGATAAGGAAATGGCCGAGGCCATTCGTAAGCTTTTTATTCCTAGAGAAAAGGGATGGCATTTTTGGGAAACTGACTTTAAAGGCGCTGAAGTAGTAACTGCCAGTTGTGTAACTGGAGACAGAGCTCTCAGAGCATATGTGTCTGATAAAAATAAGGACATGCATCGTGATACAGGTGGAGATTTATTTTTACTTCCAAAAGATTCGGTCAAAGGTGATTTAAGACACATATCTAAAAACCAGTTTGTGTTCGCAGAGTTTTATGGAAGTTATTACAAATTAACGGCCAAGGCTATTTGGGATACTATTTGTAGAGAGAAAAAGTTATTTGTTCCAGGAACTGAAATTCACATTAAAGATCATTTAGCAAGTAAGGGAATTTCAGAAGGCGGTTTATTTAGACATGATGAAGATCCTGAAGCTGGCACGTTTGAGTATCATGTAAAGGAAGTGGAAAGAATATTCTGGCATGAAAGATTTCCAGAATATACCAAATGGAAAAAGAAGTGGTTTGAACAATATCAAAAAGAGGGTGGGTTTAGAACTGTAACAGGTTTTTGGATTGAAGGACCACTAACCAAAAATGCAGTTTTGAATTATCCAATTCAAGGACCAGCTTTCCATTGTTTGTTATGGTTCTTAATCAATATGCAAAAATGGCTTCGTAAAAATAAGATGAGAACAAAGCTGGTAGGACAGATTCATGACTCTTGTGAAGGTAATAGTCCTCCAGATGAAATTCAAGATGTTTTAGGCAAGGCTAATGAATTAGTTACGGTAGATCTTCCTAAACATTTTTCTTGGATTACTGCTCCAATGAGTGTAGAAGTAGCTGTAGCTCCTCCTGATGGTTCATGGTTTGATATGAAAGAGTGGAAGTGTTTTGATGGTGTTTGGAAACTTGCAGCTTAGTATCTAAAAAGGGGAAATATTATGGGGTTGTATCAGACTCATCGTCCTAGAGATTTAGCAGATGTTAAAGGCCAAAAAGAGGCTGTAGGGATAATTAGAGGTCATTTAGAAAGAGGAGTATTTCCTCCAGCTACTTTATATTATGGTCCTTCTGGAACAGGTAAAACAACACTGGCTCGTTATGTTTGTAAAGAGCTAGGTTGTAAGCCTCCTAATTTACAATTGGTAAACGCTGCTGATGATCGTGGAATTGATACGGTGCGTTCAATTCGTGATAAGATGGGATCAGCACCATTGATGGGTAAATATCGTATCTGGATATTTGATGAGTGCCATCAATGGACAAGTCAAGCGCAGTCTGTATTATTGGAAATGTTAGAAGATGCTCCCGATCATGTAAAGTTTATGTTATGTACAACTGATCCACAGAAGCTTCTTCCAACTATTCGTGGCCGATGTGCTGAAATCAAAACCAAAGAATTAGATGAAGATGATTTGTATCAAGCTTTATTAAGTGTTTGTTTGAAGGAAGAAAAGTTAGATCTAAGTAAAAGAGTTGTTAAGAAAACTCCTGAAGAAAAGGTATTGAGATTAATTGCTGAAAAGGCTGAAGGATCTGCTAGAGCGGCAATTCAAAGATTAGATGATATTTCAGGGTTAAAGACAACTGAAGAGCAACTTAGAGCGATAATGTTAAAGGATGTTAAGAGTTGGTCTAAGTCTATTGCTCAACTTTTAATTGATCCTGAAAAGACAGTTTGGGCAGATGTGGCAGAGCAGTTGAAGGGTAAGACTAATGATGAAGCTGAAAGTATTCGCCAACAGATAATGGGATGGGCTAATTCAGTATTGTTAGATCAAGGTATTCCAAAGTGGGCAATTAAACAAGGTAAGAAGTTTGCTCCAAATCAAAAGAGAATGGAAAGGGCGCATAGGATTTTAGAAATATTTGAGTGTCTTGGCCCATATGATGGTGGATTACATAGATTAACAAGGTTTTGCTATGAGGCTTGTAACAGCTAATGTTTAAATATTTTTTAAGTACTCCTTGTTGTGCTACTTGTAAGCACTGGTATAGAAAATATGATTGGGGTGATTATCTTTTATCTGGAGAAGGATATTGTAATGCAGTTGGGTATCAGGGAGATAACAGAAGAACACCATTACTAATGATTACACCAAAGCGAGACACAACCCCAATTAGATTAAAAACATTGTCTGATTTTTGTTGTAGCGACTATGAAATTCATTGGTTGGGAAATATTATAGAGAGGCAAAAGTTTTGTTACGAGAGACATGGAGTAAAGGATGGTGATTATTGTGATTTATGCGGTTGCCAAAGTGTAGGAAATAGGTACAAACCAAAATGAAAGATGATCAAATCAGTATTTCGACTATTGATAAATACAAGTTGGATGACGAACTTGTAATACAAGCAGATTTGTATGATGAGTATGCAAAGAAATTAGGGGAAGCCAGAGCAGATTTAGAAGATGCTAAAAATGAAGTTAAAGTCAGGGAAGACGACTATGATATAGAGTGCGCAAAAGTAGATTTACAAGTTCGCAAAAATCCAAAGAATTTCGGGTTAGATAAGTTGACAGAGCCAGCAATAAAGTGTATAATATTACTAGATTCTAACGTTACTACTGCTAGAAAAGCTTTATATGATGCAAGGCGAGAAGTTGTTGATTGTTTAAGATTACATGGTGCTCTTGACGCTATGGTGGGAGCGTTAGATTATAAGAAAAGATCATTAGAAGATTTAGTTAAACTGAGGTTGGCCAATTATTATTCTGAGCCAAGATTACCAAAAGGAAAGGAGGACATTCGGTCTGAGATCCAAGATTCAAAAAGAAAGAAAATGTATGATAGTAAACTGAAAGAAAAATCTGATTAAATGTTCTATGTCTAAATTTATGTCTATTATGAATGACAATGATTGCTATGTGTATTGTTTGTTAGATTCTAGTAAACCAGGTATATATAAATATTCTGGTTTGGATTTTCAATTTGACTACGAACCTTTTTATATAGGAAAAGGGAAGGGTAAAAGACTATTTGTTCATGAATTAGATGTTCTTACTGGTAAAGAAAAGAATGTTTTAAAAAGAAATAGAATTCAGAATATAATAAGTTCTGGAAAGTTTGTAATTAGTTGTTTCTTGACAGAAAATTTATCTTGTAAGAGAGCATTGAAGTTAGAAGTTAGATTTATTAAGCAAATTGGAAGAATAATTACTGGTGATGGCCCATTGACTAACTTGACTGAAGGCGGAGAAGGTTTTGATAGTGAGACTTGTAGTAGGATATGTAAGAGAAGTCTTGAAAATGGAACACATCCATTTCTAAGTGATAAAATTAGAAAAATGACCAGTGATAGAATGCTTGAAAAAGTTTCTAAGAATAAACATCCATTTCAAGATCCGGCAATCAGAAAACTAACTACTGAAAGTACTAAAGATATTCTTACTGAGAGAAATAAAAGACAACTAGAGGATGGAACTCATATATTTCTGAATAAAGAATTTAGAGATAAAGATTTAGAAAGATTTAGAAATGGAACACATGCTCTACAAAGACCTCAAACTAAAGAAGCTTGCCGCGTATCTAGGGAAGATGCTTTAGCTAAAGGCATTCACGCATTTCAAAACCCAGTAAATATAACAAATACTATTAAAAGAACAATCCAGAGGAATAAAGAAGAGCTTGAAAATGGCAAACATCCATTTCAAAGAGCAGATTTTTACTCCAAGAGAAAGGAAAAGAATGATTTAAAACTTAAACAAAAGTATGAACATATGATGCCATATGTAAATACAATTAAACAGTGGTTAAAAGAAGGTTGGACTTTAAATGCAATATGTGATAAAATCACAAAAATGAAGATATCACCATTAAAATGGTATCATCAAAAATTGAAAAGATTTTTAGATTCTATAACTATGTTAAATGCCTAAAATTTATGAAAGGTCTGAAAAAATGGGTAAGTTAAATGATGGTAAGAATAAAAAAGTTCGCAAATATACAGATGCAAAGACGACTGCAAATAAACAGTCGGCTGGTTTCCAAATTGCTTCTTTAGATCTTCCCAAGGGAGTAAATTCGTTTTACTTCAAGAAAGAGGGAATGTATTACTTGGATGTTCTCCCATATACTGCTGGGAAGAACAATCCAATGGCTGATGAAGGTTATGATCACTGGGAGCGCACTTATTGGGCTCACAGAGGTGTTGGAGCCGAAAACAAGCAATATTGCTGCTTGTTGAAGAATTGGGGAGAGAATTGTCCTATTTGCGAACATCGACAAGAATTAGAACGTCGTGGAGCAAGTGAGGACGTAATTAAGGCATTGTGGCCCAAGAAGCGCCAGATAATGGCTATTATTGATGTTGAGGATAAGGATAAAGGTATCCAAATCCTTGAAGGCCCATATGCTTTTGGTTTGGGTTCTTTAATTGATAATAAGATTGATGCTGCACGCGAGGGCAGTCCTGTTACTCGTTTTTATCATGCTGACGGCGGTATGACTCTTGCTGTAAAATGCAAGAGCGAAGGCTTCAAATTGAAGGATGGTGGAAGCGGTAAGTTTTTGAAGCCAGTTAATCTTGAGATGGAACCAAGAGAAACCAATTATGAGGATAAGGATGTTCCTTGTTTGGATGATCTGCTCAAGAAGCCAGATTATAAGAAACTCAAGGAAGTCTTCCATAAGGGTGCTGATGAAGATGATGATGATGGGGATACTGTAGACGAAGTTGAAGCTACTACTCCTGTTCCAACAAATAATGAAACAGAAGTAGAATTTGAAGTTGGAGAAAAGGTAAAACACTCTAAGTATGGAGTTTGTACTGTTCTTGAAATTAAGAATGGTAAGTTGAAGCTCAAAGACAAGGATGGTGACACTCACAGAGCTATTGATCCATCCGAAGTCAGCACTTATACTCCTGAGCCAGAAAAGAAGCCTGAGATTCAGAATCTTTCAAAGCCCAAGAGAAGTGCTGTAACGGATGACGAAGAAGAGTAATTGTTAGACTGCGCTGCAAGCCGGTGCATCCGTGAAGGCACAAACCTGAGCGGGTGCACCGTTTTCTTTAGGAGAAGTTATGGAAGAGAAGAAGATTCGTATCAAGATATTGGAATATTATGTCCCAGATTACAATTATGATTGTAGTTATTGTGAGACAAGTCCAAGAATAAGTGAGGAATCGAGTTGGGATTTGGTTACTTACGAAGAATTCAAAATTCTTCAAACTTGGATGCACGATCATAACAAGACAAATCATTCAATAAAAATAGTAATTGCTACTGAAAAATCTGTAGATATTCCACAAACAGTAAAAGATTATCTTGATAAAGCCAAAAAGATAATAGAAGATAAAAAGGAAAGAGAACGTAAGAAATTGGAAAAAGCCGAGAAGAGGCAGAAAACTCTTGAAAAAAAGAAAAAGGATGAAGAATTAAGATTATTGAAAGAACTTCAAAACAAATATAAAGTGAGTGTTTAAAATGAGTGAAGATATCCTTGATAGATTGGTTGATACTGCTGAAGAGATTTCCAATATTATTGGTTCTGAAGATTCTGAATTAGATCAAGATGAAACACCAAAGAAAAGGGGCAGAAAGAAAAAGGAAATGGCTGAAGAGATCAAAGGATCTCTTGTCAATAAAAGATCTAAAGAAACCCCGCTACATAATAGAGAGTTGTTAAGTAGTGGCTCAACTCTTCTTAATCTTCAATGTACTGGAAAAGCATCTGGTTGTTACCCCAAGGGTACGTATGTTCATATAGTTGGAGACAGTGATTCAGGTAAGACTTGGTTAGCAATGACAGCGTTTGGAGAAGCTTCTCTGAATAAGGAATTTGATGATTATAGATTCCTTTATTATTCAGGAGAACCTGGTGGACAGATGTTAGACCGCGCAGGTTGTTTTGGATCAAAAGCAGCAGGAAGAATTGAACAGATTAATGTTTCTTCTCCTGAAGAATTCTATGATGATTTGGATACAAAACATAAAGAAGGCAAGCCATATATTGTTGTATTAGATAGTATGGATTCTTTAATTCCATTAGACGATGTTGAAAAGTACGAAGAAAACAAAGAACTTCGTTCTAAGGGTAAGGAAGCTAAAGGTAGTTTAGATCGGAAGAGCACACGTCTGAACTCCAGTCACCGATGTATCTCGTATGCCGTCTTCTGCTTGAAAAAAAAAA